ATGTACGTCATCGGTCGCCTTGAGCCTGACCACCGCTCCGGCTGCATCTACTGGAGTGGCTCCCTTACCATCGATCCCTCGCCGGCGGTCGGCGCCACCATGCTGATCGGCGAGGCCGTGAACCGGCATAGCGTGCTCGTAGTGACCGGCGCGGATATCGCGCACGGCCTCGCCATGTGGCTGAACACGTCGCCGGCGCTGAAGCGCCCGCCCGCCGCACCACTCTGGCGGGCGATGCCGCTGCCCGAGGATTTTGGGGGCGCCGCATGAGCAAGCAGATCCCCGCCTACACGCGTGGCCCCTACACCATCGAGGGCGCCCACCCGTGGTTCATCAAGTGCCAAGTCGGCGGCATTCCCGATGTCCTGGCTACGGTGGCCACTGTCACCTACCGCCCGAACGCCGTCCTGTTCCACGCGGCACCCGACATGCTCGCCGAACTTCGGCGCGATCTGGTGTTCGTCCGCGAGATCAAGCGGCTTCTCATCGCCACGAAACAGCGCGGAACGGTGCAGTTTCAGAGCGCCGAGATGCGCGAGACGGTTCTGCTGGCGACCATCGCCAAGGCGGAGGGCCGGTCGTGAATAGGCCCGCTCATGCGCCAGTCGGTTGCTTGCGCTTCGTTTCCGCCTCGACGAGACGCGAAATGGCTATTTCTGTCGCAATCCGGGTCGCCTCGGCCGAAAACTCCACCTCCGGCGCCAATGGCGCGCGCTCGGCCTGCAAGCGCTCCAGCTCGGAGCGAAGGTCATCGGCGGTTATCGTCTCCCGCACCTCCAGGATGGAAACGACGGCCCGCGCGAGCACAATCTTCCAGCTCGCGGGCATCCGTCCCATGTCGTCAAAAGCTTTGCGTTGCCGCTCTTTCAACGCGGCTGCCCGCTCTGCCGGTGTCTTGACCATTTCCCATTCCTTCGACGACTCATTGTTCGCAACCGAGAGTGTCGGGGAAGCGCGCCACCTGCGCCAGTGGTGGGGCGGCGGGGCTACCCGCATCCTCCCTCGACTTGTCAGCCGGGCGGGCGCTGCCGCGCGCCGTGTCCGCCCGGCCCTCTTTCGGGAGGGGCGCTGACATGCGCGTCGCCCTTGGCCAGCAGATTGAAGAAGTCGGCATCATCGCCCGCAGGAAGATGGGGCCGTCGCTCGCGGAGTATCGGACCCGCCGCCTAGAAGCCGTGAAACGCACACTGCTCTGGCTCCAGCGGCACGAGGATATGCTGCGTCAGCGCTGCCCCGAGATGTTCGGAGAGCGCGCATGAGCCGCCGCGATCCGTCCACCCTCGACCTGTTCGACTGGACACCCCCGGCGGTTGTCGAGCACCCCGATGAGCGCGTGCTGCGCGCCCGCACCATGCGCGAGCGTATCGCGCTTGCGGTGGCCCAGGTGCTGGATGCCAGCGACAAACCACGCGAGCAGATCGCCGACGAGATGTCCGCTTATCTCGGCGGCGAGAGCGTCTCCAAGGCGATGCTCGACAATTACGCGTCGCAGGCCAAGGACGAGCACACAATCTCGTTCGCTCGCATGGTCGCGCTCTGCGCCGTCACAGGCGATCACCGCCCGCTGCAGCTTGCACTCGACCCGCTCGACAGGGTGAGCATCGACGCCCGCTATGTCGGCGCGATCCAGGAAGCCATGGCCCGCGAGCAGATGGAGCGCCTGGAGCGCATCGCCCGCGCCGGCCGGCGCCAGTGGCGGGGGCGCGCATGAGCGAGATCGGGATCGCTATTATCGCATCGGGGCTTGGCGTGTCTAAGCGGGCCGCAGAGCTGCGCGCGGCCCGTGAAAACTGGCCCTTCCGAGTAGGGGCCGGCACTGGCCGCCCTCGTCTGTACCAAGCCGAAGCTCTACCGGACGATGTCCGCTCGCGCATCGAGGCACGGGCCGTGGTCGCCGCGAGTGCTGTTGATCAGCAGCGTCAGATCGCGACCACGGAGACCACAAATCTGACGGCGCGCCAGCGGCAGGTCATGGAGGCGCGCGCCGCCCTGTTGCTGGAGATCGACCGCCGCGTGATGATTGGCTGCATGTCGGTGACGGCGGCCGTGCGCTCGCTGGCGCACGACAGCGAGACCGGCCGGCTCGATGCCACGCTGGCGGCGGCCTGCGCCGTCGCCAACGACCGCTCCGGCGGCAAGGCCATCGTCCGGGAGCGCATCCTGTACACCTGGCGCTCGGCAAAGGCCTCGGGCGGGGTTGCCGCACTCGCGCCCCTGCTCACCAAAACGGCGCAGGACCTGCCGAAGTGGTTCCGCGATTTCATGGCGCGGTATGCCAAGCCCGGCAAGCCCACGCTCGCCCGCGTGCTTGCCAAGTGGAAAAACGACGAACCAGACCGGCCGTTGCCGTCATACCAGCAGGTGCGCCGCACGCTCGACAAGCTCGGCTCGGTGGACCGGATGCGGGGCCGCGAGGGCGCGCAGGCGCTCAAAGCGCGGCAGGCCTATACGGCCCGCGACGCCTCCGACCTCCTGCCCACGTCGGTTTATCTGGCGGATGGCAAGACCTTCGACGCCGAAATCGCGCATCCCATCCACGGCCAGCCGTTTCGGCCGGAACTGACGACGATCATCGATGCACATACGCGGCGCATCGTCGGCTGGTCGGCGGCGCTCGACGAGTCCGCCGTTGCGGTGAGCGACGCGCTACGCCTTGCCTGCGTCCATTCGGGCATTCCGGCGATTTTCTATACCGATCGCGGTCCCGGCTATGTGAACGACGCCATGGATGCCTCGCTGACCGGCCTGCTCGGCCGGCTCGGCATCACGCCGATGCGTGCCCTCCCCTACAATTCGCAAGCCAAGGGCATCGTCGAGCGGCTCAACCACGAATGGAGCCACCTCGCGCGGGATTACGCGACCTATATCTCCCGCGACATGGACCGGGAGGCCAAGAAGGCCGCGCATCAGGAAACCCGCCGCGAGCTGAAGACCAGCGGAACCTCCCGACTGCTGCCGCGCTGGGAGGATTTTCTCCGCGCCGCCGCCCACACCATTGGCGAATACAACAGCCGGCCGCATCGTGGCCTGCCGCGCATCGTCGACGCCATCACCGGCAAGCGCCGCCATATGACGCCGGATGAGGCGTGGGAAGCTGCGTTCGCGCGGGACTTCGAGGCGATCCTCGTCACGAAATCCGAGGCCGAGGATCTGTTCCGGCCGTGGGTCGTGCGCCCGACCCGTCGCGCGCTGGTTAAGTGGCTGAACAACTCCTACTTCGCGCCGGAGTTGGAGGCCTTCCACGGCGAGGATGTCATCGTCGCCTATGACATCCAGGACGCCACGCGTGTCTGGGTCCGGGCGATCGATCTTGACGCCGCCGGCGAGCGCCAGCCCGGCAAGCTGATCGCGGTCGCGGCCTTCGAAGGGCACAAGACGCGCTACGTCCCGGTCTCGGCCGAGCAGGCGGCCATGGAAAAGCGCGCCGCTGCCCGCAAGCGTCGGCTCCAGGGTCACATGGACATCGTCGAGCAGGAGCTGCGCCCGACGCTGCTGCTCGAAGGGCACGACCCGATCGACCATCTCGCCGTGTTGCACCCGCTCGCCCTCGACGATGACCGCGACATTGTCCCGGTGATCGCCGGTCCCGCCGCGAATGGCCGGCCCACATTCACCGACGACGTCCAGTTCGCCCGTTGGCTGATCGCCCATCCCGCCGCGATCACCCCCGCCGATATCCAATTCATCCGCGACGAGCTGCTCGCCTCCGCCCCGGCGCGCGAGGAACTGCGCATCGCGGGCATCGACATCGAGGCGTTGCGATCCCTCGCGCACGCCGCCGCCTGACCAGAAAGGAAACGCATTCGCCATGCGCAACGTCTTCGTCGAAACCGAGAATGTCGGCCGTTTCAACGGCGCCCTTAAGGCGCTGGAGCGTCGCGGCGCCTCGGAAAGCTGCCTCATGGTGGTCGATGGCCTGCCCGGCCTCGGCAAGACCACGACCATGCACCGCTGGTCCGCGACCAATCACGCCATCTTTCTGCGTGCCAAGCGCGACTGGGACTCGGGCTGGTTCATCGACGATCTGCTGGTCGAGATGCGCGTCGCCAAGCGTCACAGCTTCAAGGATCGCTTTCGGCAGGCGACCGAGGCGCTGGCCATCCGCCAGAGCGATTACACCATCCAGAAGCGTACCTTCGCGCTGGTGATCGACGAGGCCGACCACTTCTCGCGCTCCCAGCGCGTGATGGAGACGATCCGCGACCTCTCCGACAGCATGGACCTCGTCACCATCCTCGTCGGCATGGGGCGCATCCGCCACAACCTTACGGCGTTTCCGCAGATTTCGTCCCGCGTCGGCCAGCGTGTCGAGTTCACGCCGGCGTCCCGCGCCGATGTCGTGAAGCTGCTGGCGGAACTGAGCGAAGTGCCGGTCGATGACGCCTTCGCCGGGCTGATCCATCAGGTTTCGGGCGGGTTCACGCGCGAAATCAAGGAAACGATCGCCATCGTCGAGCGCTTCGGTCGGCGCAACGGCTACGGGCCGGACAATCCGCTGCCGCTCGCCGCGATGCGCGGACAGGTCATCGGCACCAACCGCACTACCGGCCAGCCGGTCATGGTTCCGGAGACGGTGTGATGGCGCCCGGTCTCTTGGAAGGCAACGCCACTCACCAGATCGCCGTCATGGGCGCGCTCGGGCGCGGGCTGCGCACCCTCGACGAACTGGAAGCCCATCTCCCGATGAGCCGGCGCGCTATCGTCAAGGCGTCCGGCCGGCTCGTCGAGCGCCGCTATGTCGAGCGCGAGGAGGCCGGGACCTACAGCCTGACGGCCGAGGGCACGGCACATCTTGAGGCCGGGTTGCCGATGAAGTCCGGCCCCCGAGGCCCGCACACGGGCAAGCGTGGCCCGAACCGGGACACGTTCCGCCAGCGGGCGTGGTCGGCCATGCGGCTGTCCCACCGGTTCACCCAGTCGGACATCCTGTTACTCGCTGCGACCCTGGACGATGGCAACGCAGCCGGGAACCTCCAGCGCTATGTCCATCTGCTCGTGCGCGCCGGCTACCTCGCCGTGCTGCCGGCCCGTGTCCCCGGCTCGGCTGAAACGTCGAACGGGCACCGTGTCTACCGCGTCGTGCGCGACACGGGCGAACGCGCGCCGATGTACCGCGAGAAGGCCCGCATCCTGTCCGACCTCAATACTGGGGAGGACTTCCCATGCCGGTGAAGACCTATCCCCAGCTCGACGAGCGGAGCCTCGCCCTGCTCCGCGAGGCCGTGCTCCGGCTCGGCAGTCGCGGCGCTGTGGCCGAAAAGCTCGGCTATGCGCGCACCGCTGTCTCGCAGGCGCTGAACGGTTGCTACCCAGCGGATACCGGCAAGCTCGCCGCACGCATCGTCGAGATCTTCGCCGACCATGTCGCCTGCCCGCATCTCCTGCGCGAGATCCGCGCCGGCGACTGCCGCGAGCACCGCGAACGCCCCCTCTCCACCGCCAACCGCGAAGCCATCAAGCATTGGCAGGCGTGCCGCGCCTGCCCCCTCAACCCCGTCAAGCAGGGAGACGCAGCGTGACCAGTCATCCGAAACTCCTCTCAGACCGCCTGCATGCGCTTGCTGACCATGTCGCTCCGCATTGCGCGCGCGGCTGCTACATGCCGCCGGAAACCACCAAAGAGCTGTTTGCAGCCCTCTCGCGTGCCGAGCAGGACGCCAGGACGCTCGAACGGATTGCGCGCGACAATGCGGCGCGCCGCGCCGCCGAGTTGGCGCGCGATTTTCATGACCCGGTAACGGATCGTATTATCGAGCCCGCCATCTCGCGCGACAATGTCGTCCCGCTCCGGCTCCCGCCCCGCCCGCTCTTTGGCTCGGCAGGTGCGTCATGAGCGACGAGCGTTCCGCGATCGACCCGGCAACGGTTCAGCGCGCGCTGAATATCGCCCGGCTCGCCACCAGCAATCGCCGCAGCCTCACGACGTTGAGCGTGCACGACGCGATCAACCTGGCACGGGTTGCTCTCGCGCTGGCGACCGTCGCCGAGCATGCCGCCACGCTGCTCCAGGTGTTGGAGGAAGACGCCTGCATCGGCAACGACGCGGAGGGCGCGGCGCATGACGAAAAGCTGCTCTCCGCGCAGCAGGGTCTGGCGAGCGTGCTGCTCGTTCTCGGCTTCGTTCACATCATGGAGACCCACGATGGCCAAGAAGGCTAAGACGCTCGGCGTCAATCTCCCCGTACCTCAGTCCACCGAGGAGGCCACCACCGCCATCGCGGACATCGGCGCGCTGAACCGCGAGATCGGCCGCTTCAACGCGGACGCGAATGACCGCATTGCCGAAATCAACAAGGTGCTCGCCGACAAGGTGCTGCCACTCCAGGAGCGCGTGACCGCTCTGACCGAGGGGCTGAAGGTATGGGCGGAGGCTCACCGCGCGAGCCTCACCAACGGCGGCAAGGTGAAGTTCGCCAACCTCGTCACCGGCACGATCTCGTGGCGCAACCTGCCGCCCAAGGTTTCGCTGCGCAAGGTCGATGATGTCATCACCGCCATCAAGCAGATGGGCCTCGGCAAGAAGTTCCTCCGCACCAAGGAGGAGGTCGACAAGGAGGCAATGCTCAAGGAGGCCGACAGGGCGCGCACCGTGGCGGGCGTGACCATCGGTTCGGCCGGCGAGGAGTTTATCGTCGAACCGTTCGAGGTCGACGCTCCCGGCGCGCAGGCGTGAGGTGCTGGCCATGACCGACCCGCGCCGCGCTGTCGCCCTGGTGTATGTCCTGACCCAGACGGGCGTTCACCAGGCAGGCCTCATCGATGCGGCGCATGCCTGCGGCCGCTCTCGGCGCGGTATCCGCGCCCAGGTGCGCCTGTTCGGCGCGCCCCGCCCCACCATCATCCATCCGGATCTCGTCTTCGAGGCTGAGGGAACCGCCCGCGCGCTGCGTGCCCGCGCCATCGCGCTCAGCCGAACCGCGCGCTGGCGCCATCGCTCCATGGACGAGATCGCCCTCCACCTCATCGAGAAGGACCGCTCCCAGTGATTGCGCAAGTAACCAAGCGCCCGAGTAGCTGTGTCGTCGATGTGGACCGCGTCGACGAGCCGCCGCCCGAGCTTCGCTTTGCAACCTATGCGGAGGCTGACGAGGCCGGCCGCGCCGCCGCCGCGCTGAGGCCGGGTTCATGAGCAAGCGCGCCACCGACGACGAACTGCTGCAGCTCATCCACTTCGTCAAAGCGAAGGTTGCCGGGCTACCGGCCATGGCGGGACCCGACGCGCCCCGCGACATCTATTGGGATAGCCGCGATGCCTTTCACAAGGCTGCGGCCGACCTTGTCGCCGAGCTGGTGAAAGATCCGCGCCACCGGCTGACTAAGCCTCTTAGCGGCTTCCGGCTTTCCATGGCCGGCGTCACTGCATCGTGCACCAGCGGGGAAAGCGGCCTCCTCAGCAACTGGATTGCTGCCGCCTATCGCGAACTCGACCGGAGGACGCTGACATGAGCGTGCTCCGCACCATCGAGCGATACGAGGAAGTCGCCGGCGCCGATCGGCGCCAAACGGTCGGCCCGGCACCGCAACTGGCGTGGCTGGAGATTACCAGCCTCGTCGTTGACCCAACCTATCAGCGCCCCATCACCCGCGCCGGCCGGGCCAATATCGGCAAGATCGTCGCCGAGTTCCGCTGGGCCCGGTTCTCGCCGGTGATCGTCTCGCCAGTCGAGGGCGGGCGCTACGCCATCATCGACGGCCAGCACCGCGTCACGGCGGCGGCCTCGATCGGCATCGAGAGTGTCCCGTGTCAGGTCGTGCTCGCGACACAGGGCGAACAGGCCGAGGCGTTCACGGCGATCAACGGGGCGACCACGCGGGTGACCGCGCTCGCCCTGCACCGGGCGGCGGTGGCGGCGGGCGAGCCGTCGGCCGTCGCGGTCTCGCACGTCGCCGCCAGGGCGGGCGTGAAGATCCTGGGCTATCCCGTCGCCACGCTAGACCAGGAGCCGGGGCAGACCATGGCGGTCGGCGCCATTGCCGGCGTCATTGCCCGGCATGGGGTCGATGTCGCGGTGCTGGCTCTGCGCTGCATCGTCGAGACGCCGCGCAACAACGTTCGCGGCGGCGTGCTCGCCTCGATCGTGACGGCTACCGGCCAGGTGGTGTGGGAGTTGCGCGCCGCCAAACGGAGTGATGCGGAGATCCTCGCGCTGTTCGACGACGTGCTGCTCATCCGTGAGATGGACAAAGCCAGCATGGCACGCCAGCCCGGCACGCCGATCCATGTCGCGCTGACCGCCCGGCTGCGCGCGGCCTTCCGCATGGCGGGAGGCTGACATGGTCACCCAGTATTGGATGTGGGAGCTTGTGACCGAGGAAAAGGCGGAGCTTCTGGCCGCCCTTGCCCGCCTCGCCGCCGCCGAGTCCTGGACGTATGAGGAGTTCTCCCGATCCGCGGCCCAGTACTTCGCGGCGCCGGAGAACGCCGACGCGGAGGGCGCATCATGATCGTGGTGCATCCGACGCTGCCGCTGGCGGACGGCATTGCGTTCGACGACATGACGCTGCTCGCCACCGGCGCCGCTTCGGTCATCACAGCCCGCCGCCTCCTGTGGCTTACGGAATTCTCCGCGAACGGCCGCCGCTATGGCGGGACGGTGCTCGCGGCGAGCGAGAGTGAGGCTCATGCGATTGCAGACAGTCGCGGTCTCAGCGAGGTCGTGATTGGCCTGGCGGTGGCAGTTGGGGAGATCGACCCATGAGGCCGCCGCTCCTTCCTTTTGGCGGCAGCTCGGTCATGTCGTCCCGGCATGAACCCGCCGACAGTCTCGACTTCTTTCCGACGCCGCCCTGGGCGACGCGAGCCTTCGTGCAGCACGTCGCCCTGCCTGTGCTCGGCGTCCTTCCCGAAACTGACGTCGTATGTGAGCCGGCCTGCGGCGAGGGCCACATGGCCGAGCCGCTGCGCGAGACCTTCACCTTCGTCGATGCCAGCGATATTCACCCGTATGGCTATGGGGATGTCGCCGACTTCCTCGAAACTGGAGCCGATGGGCTGGATTGGGTGTTCACCAATCCGCCCTTCAACCTCGGTGTCGAGTTCGCGCGCCGCGCAATCACCACCACGGCTAGCGGTGTCGGGCTGCTCGTTCGCACCGCTTGGCTCCATACCGACGAGCGGTACAAGCTCTTCGTCGAGCATCCGCCCTTCGTCATCGCCTACTACGCCGAGCGCGTGCCGATGCACCGCGGGCGCTGGGAGCCGGAAGGCTCGACCGCCACAGACTATTGCTGGGTCTGCTGGGTCCATGACGCCGAGCCGCGAGCGCCCATGTGGATCCCGCCCGGCCAGCGGAAGCTGCTGACCCGCCGAGACGACGCCGCGCGCTTTGCCAAGCCGGCTGACCTGCCGCTGTTCGGGGGCAATGCATGATGCCCCGCGCTCGCGACCAGCACCCCGATATGCCGCCGCTGCTCGCACTTGAGCTGCACGGGCGCATCGGTGGGTTGATCCGTGAGCGTCACGACCTCCTCAAGCAGATGTCCCGCATGGCACCCCGTTGCCGGCGCCGCCTCGATGCCGAGCGCGCCGTCGCGGCCCTCACCCGACAAATCCTCGCCGCCGAGATCTCGCTCGGCCCGGCCGTCAAGAAGGACCGGAAGTCATGAGCACCGCCATCCTGCCTTCCCAGCTCAAGCGCATCCACATGCTGCGCCGTCAGGCTGGCCTCGACGATGGCGACTACCGGGCGTTGCTTCGGCGCGTCACCGGCAAGGGCTCAGCCAAGGACCTGTCGCCGGCCGAGGCCGACGCCGTGCTGCGCCATCTCGGCGTTGCTCCCGTGACAACCAGTTCGGCGGGCCGGGCAGATGGCCCCTATGCCGGTATTCTGCGCGCGCTCTGGTTCGACGCCTACCAGCTCGCGATCGTCCGCTCGTCCGCCGACACGGCGATGATCGGCTGGGTACAGCGTCAGACGCGGGTGAGCCATACGCGGTTTCTGACGGAGCCGGAACAGGCCCGGCCGGCCATCGAGGGGTTGAAGAAGTGGATCGCCCGCGAGGCCGGCGTCGAATGGCCGGCCGGCAAGGGCGACGTGATCGGCGCCAAGCGCGCCGTGGCCCTGGCGCAGTTCGAGCGGCTTGTCGCTATCGGCGCGTGGAAGCAATTCGCCGCGCACCGGCCCGATCACCTCGATCTCGCCGCCTATGCATATGCCCGCCGCATCGGCCCGAATGCCTTCGAGCATTACAGCGAGGCGCACTGGGATCGGCTGATCCAGAAGCTCGGCATCTGGCTGCGCGGCGCCGTCAAGGCGAGGGCCGCAGCATGAAGGCGCTCACTCTTGAGGATCTCTCTCGCGAGGAGCTGCTCGCCTGGATCAAGGCGAGCCGTCCGTGGCGTATCCGTCAGGTGGATCTGCTGTCCGTCCGGCACACCACGCTTTGTGCGAAGTCGGAGGCCGCATTAAGAAAATGGCTCGATGCGTGTAGCGCCGAGACGCGGGCGTTTCAGGCGTGGCTTGCGCACGGCGAGCCCCGCGAGAGAAATCGGCTGGAGCTCATTTACCTCAACCTGAAGGACGAAGCGCAGAAGGCGGAGCGCGCGAGCAAGCGCGCCGACCGCGAACAGAAGGCGTGCTGGGCGGCGATGGAAGCCGAATGGTCGAGGGATCGCGAATGAGCGACGGCCGCTACACCCTCGTGAAATCCGGCATGTACAAGACGCTGCGCGAGGTCACGGAATATTGCGGCATGGACGCGGCCACCGAGCTTGTGCGGGTCTTTGGCGGCACGCGTCTCTGGATCCCGCTGCGCTGGACGCCGGAGCATGCGCTCAATCGGATCGGCGAGAAACATGCGCGTCGGCTCATCGACGTGTTCGGTAATTCGTCGCTGGACGTGCCTCGCCGCCTCTTGACGACGGACGGGCTTGCGACTGTGATCGACCAGCTCACCGCCGAGGGTTATGAACAGAGCGTGATCGCGCGGCTGGTCGGCTGCTCGCAGCGCACGGTGAGCCGGCTGCAATGCGCGCCTCGACCGCTAGGCAAGGGCAAGCACAATCGCGGCAAGGTGGACCCTCGCCAGATTGATATCGAAGACCTGCTGAAATAGCCCGACTGGGACATTGTCCCATCAGATCGCTGGAGAGCCAGAGGCAAGGTCGGCCCCGACCCATTTCGGAGCCGAACCAAATGCGCACCGCCGTTTCCATCGTCCGTGAAGTCGCGCCGGGTGCGGCGCCCGCCCTCGTTACTGCACTATCCCGCGCTTCGGAGCTTAAGGCGGCCGGTCTCACCACGCCGCTGCGGCTGGCGCATTTTCTCGCGCAAATTGCGGTCGAGACCCAGAATTTCTCTCAGTTGCGGGAGAGCGGGAGGTACACCGCCAAGCGCATCGTCGAGGTGTTCGGCGTCGGCAAGCACTCCGCAGCAATCCCTCAGGCTGAAGCAGCCAAGCTCGCGGGGAACGAATACGCCCTCTTCGAGCGCGTGTATGGCGTTGGAAATGCCAAAAAGGCCAAGACCCTCGGCAACGTGTATCCGGGCGACGGCTACAAGTTTCGCGGCGGCGGCGCGATGCATACGACCGGCCGCCGAGCGTATGCAGCGATCGGCCTTGAGGCCAACCCGGATTTGATCGTCACGGCCGAGCACTGCTTGCGCGCCGCGTTGGCTTATTGGGCGGAAAACGGCTGCAACCACCTTGCCGACATCAACGATGCTCGCAGCCTCACCAAGCGGATCAATGGCGGCTACAATGCTTATGACCGGCGTGTCTCCTGGTTCAATCGCCTCTGGGAACTGCTTCGCGCGGATGAAGATGCGCCCGAGTCCTGGGCGGCCGCGCAGGCCAGCCCGCACACGCGCCTTCTCCAGGAGAGGCTCGTGCAGCTCGGCTATGACATCAAGATCGATGGCCGCTACGGCCCGAAGACGACGGCGGCCATCGTCGCATTCCAGAAGGCAAACGGGGTCAAGGCGGACGGCATCGCCGGCGACGTCACCCTCGCCGCGATCGAGGCGCGTATCAATGAGACGGCACCGGCGATTGGTTCGCCTGCCGTGCCCGAGCCGCCCAGCGCCGCGAAGCCCGCCGCGACGGGCCTCTCCGTCGTCGCTGTAGCCGAGGGCGGACAGAAGCTCGTCGACCAGGCCGGCCTGCTGAAGGAATACTCCAGCCTCTCCGACTGGGTCGGCTATGGCGCCATGTTCTTGACCGCGATTGGCGTCACCATCGTCGCGGTCGGCGTCATCCGCACCTATGTCATCCCGGCCCTCTGGCCGGCCACAGCGCCGGTGCCAGCATGATCGACTGGCTGATGGTCTACGGCATCGGCTGGCAGTGGTGGGCGGCGTTGGCGCTGCCCACCGTCGTCGTCGCGACCCTCCTGCTCATCCGTGTCGTCGGCCTCTCCCGCGCACTCCAGATCGGTGTCGGGCTCGGTGCTGCCCTTGGCGCGGCCATCATGCTCCGCCGTTCCCGCCAGCAGGGGTGGCGGGAACACCAGGCCAAACTCGACCAAGACAATGCGGTGGCCGCCGCCAGCTACAGGGACAAAGAAAATGAGATCGGTGGTCTTTCCGATGGCGCTCTGCGCGAGCGTGGCGCTCGCTGGGTGCGTGACGGTCCGTCAAACAAGCCCTGACGCCTGGTGCCAGACGAACCGACCCTGGCGACCACAAACCATGGCTGAGATGATGGCCATGTCGGACGAGAGCGTTCGCAACATGGTGGCGCATAACGAGTTCGGCGAGCAGCACTGCGGCTGGAAGCCGTGAAGGGGTAACAGCATGAGCGACGATATCCACGAGCGGCTTGCCCGCGTTGAAACGACCTTGGCCAGTGTCGTCACGACGCAAGGGCACCAGAATGTCATGCTGGAAAAAATCGACAGCAAGCTCGACAAGCAGGACGAGCGCCTGCGCAACATCGAGACGCGCTCCGCCACCTTTGCCACCGTGGCGGCCGCTGCCGTGTCGGTCGGCACCAGCCTGATCGTCGCGAAGCTGACGGGTAAGGCGTGATCCCGCCATGGCGCATGATGACGGCAAGAAACGGGACGTCCGCCGCAAATACGTGGTGGAGCGCCAGTCGCTCGGCACGCTCGCCTTGCTCGTCGGCGTACCGGAATCCACGCTGCGTCGCTGGAAGCGCGACGCCCGCGACGCCGGTGACGATTGGGACGCGGCGCGCGCCGCGACGACGCTCGCCGGTGAGGGCCGCGATGCGCTGATCGCCGGTGTCATCGACGACTATGTCATCCAGCATCAGGCGACCATCGACGATCTGAAAGTCAAGAGCGATATCGCGCCGGGCGAAAAGGCCAAGATCCTCGCCAGCCTCGCCGACAGCTTCAACAAGACGATTTCCGCCGCAGGCCGGCTGTCGCCGCAGATTTCGCAGCTCGGCGTCGCCATGAAGGTGCTGGAGCTGCTTGGCGACTACATCGCGCAGCAGCATCCCGAGCATGTCATGGCCTTCGTCGAGATTATCGAGCCGTTTGGTGAGACGTTACAGGATACGCTCAAGTGATCAGCGTCCCGAAGATCGAGGCGGACCTCTCGCCTCGTCAGTTTCGCGACGAGTTGGCGAAGTTCACTGCGGCGTACCGGGCTCGCGTCGAGCTGGAATGCGAGGCATTTCCGGTCGACCCGGCGGCGCGGAAGGCCCGCCGGGCGAATGTGCTCGATCCTGTCACCGGCTTCCGGTACTTCGCAGAGACCTATTTCCCGCACTACCTGACCAAGGCACCGTCACTCCTCCATCTGCATCTGTTCGCGGATCTTCCCCGCATCGCATCCGCCGGCGGCGGCGCGCGTGAGGTCACGATCGCGCCGCGCGGCGCGGCGAAATCCACGCTGATCTCGCTCATCTATCCGATCTGGCGAGCACTCATCGGGCGTTCGCGCTACGCCATCATCGCGATGGACAGCTACGCCCAGGCCGCGCTGCTGATCGAGGCGATCAAGACTGAGCTGGAGGAAAATCCGCGCCTTATCATGGATTTCCCCGAGATCGCCGGCCAGGGGCGCGTCTGGCGCGAAGGTGAGATCGTCCTCAAGAACAACGTCATGATCCAGGGCGTGGGCGGCGGCATGAAGCTGCGCGGCCGCCGCCATGGTCCTCATCGCCCCGACCTGGTCGTGCTCGACGACATCGAGAATGACGAGAATGTCCGCTCGCCCGAGCAGCGCGACAAGCTGGAGAGCTGGGTGCTGAAAGCCGTGCTCAAGCTCGGCCCGGCGGATGGCTCGCTCGATCTCCTGCACATCGGCACCGTGGTGCACTGGGACGCGGTGATCCTGCGCAACGCGGCGCGGCCAGGCTGGCGCAAGCACCACTTCAAGGCGCTGATGACGATGCCCAGCGACATGAAGCTGTGGGACCGCTTCGAGGAAATCCTCCGCAACGACGGCGAGGATCAGGCGCGCGAGTTCTATGAGCAGAACCGGGTCTGGATGGACGAGGGCGCGGTGCTGAACTGGCCGGCCATGCAGACACTGCTCCAGCTCATGAAAGAGCGGGTCGAAAGTCCCAGCGCCTTCGCCAGCGAGCAGCAGGGTGTGCCTACGCCGGAGAACGCGCCGTTTCAGAAGCTGCACTATTTCGTCATGGCGAGCCGGCAGTGGCTGCATTTCGGCGCGGTGGATCCGTCCCTCGGCAAGTCCGGCAAGGGCCGAGATCCATCCGCTATACTGGTCGGCGCGCTCGATCGCACGGGATCCTCGCCCGTGCTGTGTGTGGTCGAGGCCTCGATCCGCAAGCGCCTGCCCGACGTCATCATCGCCGACACCATCGCCCTGCAGCGCGAATATCAGTGCCAGCTCTGGGCGGTAGAGACGGTGCAGTTTCAGGAATTCCTGCGCACCACGCTGATGGCGGAGGCACTGCGGCAGGGCGTCATGCTGCCGGCCCTACCGGTAGATCAGATCGCCGACAAGACCCTGCGCATCGAGCGGCTGCAGCCACACACCTCGGTCGGCTCGATCCGCTTCAACGCGGCTCATTCCACGCTGCTCCAGCAGCTCCAGCAATTTCCATTCGCCGACCATGACGACGGCCCTGACGCGCTGGAAATGCTGTGGAGCCTCGCCATCCGCTACGGCGCCGGCGCCGCCGGCTCGGTCGGCTCGATGCGGGGCGGCTCGGTCGGCAACCACAACACCATGGGAGGCTATCGGCTGTCATGAGCAAGCGATCCCGCCGCCGCGCCACCAGCGCTCCGGCCGCCTTCGCCGCCGCCGCGCCGCAGGCGGTCCTCTCGGCCGACATGCGTCGCATGCTGGCAACGCCCGGCAATGACATCACCATCCCGAATTATTCCTCGGTGCTGCGCTCCGAGGACGAGACGCTGCTGGCCAAGGGCGGCGCGCGAGGCATCCGGCTCTATGACGAGGTGCGCCGCGACGGTCATGCTCTCGCCGTCCTCAACAAGCGCACCATGAAAGTGATCTCGCGCCCATGGGAGGTTCTACCGGCCTCAAAGCGTGCGGTCGATCGCAAGGCGGCCGACGTCGTCGAACGCCAGCTCAAACGGATCGGCTTTGACCGGCTGTGCCGCGACCTGCTCGGGGCCACGCTTTATGGCTATTCCGTCGCCGAGATCGAGTGGGCCGTGGGCGGCGGCGAGGTCTTCCCCGCGCGCGTCGTGCCGCACCAGCGCGCCCGCTTCGTCTTCGATCGCGATTGGCGTCCGCGCCTGCTCACCCGCGAGAACAGTTTCGAGGGGGAGGAACTGCCGGAGCGCAAGTTCATCGTGCACCGACATGATGCGGACGGCTCCGACCCCTATGGCCGGGGCCTCGGCCGGGTGCTGTTCTGGCATGTGCTGTTCAAGCGCGAAGGCGTCGGCTTCTGGTCGCACTTCCTGGAGAAGTACGCCTCACCCACGCCCGTCGCCAAGTATCCGTTCGGCACCCCACCCGACCAGCAGGACAAGCTGCTCAACCATCTGCTCGACCTGGTGCAGAAGGGCGCCCTGGTCGTGCCGATCGGCACGGATGTCGAATTTCTGGAGGCGGCGCGCTCGGGCGCGGCGACCTATGAGGAGTGGTGCCGTTTCTGGGACGAGCAGACCAGCGTCGCCGTGCTCGGCGAAACCCTGTCGACCAACCAACAGGGCCAGGGCGCCCGCGCCGCGAGCGAAACCCATAGCGAGGAATCGTCCGGGCTTGCCGATGCGGACGCCGACCTTTTGTCGGCCACCATCGCCGACCTGTCTCGCTGGATCACAGAATTTAATGTGCCCGGCGCCGAGCCGCCGGAGGTTTGGCGTCCCCGGCCGAAGAACGAGACGGCCGAGGAGGAACACCGCACCAAGAAGGCAGCTCGCCAGAAAAGCGAGATGGACAACCTCTTCGAGCTGGCGCGCAAGGGCTATCGGCCGGCGGCCGGTATCGAGGCCACCCTGGGCGAGATCACCGGCACGTCGGTGATCGCGGACGACGCGCTGAAACAGCAGTTCGCCCCACCGCCCGATCCTGCACGCGCAATGCTCGGCGGCACAGCATTGGACGCGGCTTTCGCCGCGCATGGCGATCACGGTGTCGGCGATATCGCCAACCTACTCGGCGATGCCGCGCAGCCGGCGATCGACGCCTGGCTGACGTCAGCCGGCGACGTGGTCGAGGCCGCGATCGCCGCCGGCGAGGATCTCGACGCCATAAAGGCACGCTTCCTTGCGATCTATCAGGATCTGGACATCACCCCGCTGGGCGAGATCCTGACGCCGGCTCTCACCCTGGCCGACCTGACAGGCCGGGCCGACGTGATCGACGAGACCAAATGAGATGAGCGTTGCCGCGCGCATCCTCGCGTCAATCCGGCCGGCCGCTCGCCCGCTCTCATTCCAGCGCCGGCGTCTGCCGCCCCGCACCGCCTTTGCCTCGGGCGACGATTTTCGCGTGCGGATGCAGGAGTCGATCGACTTCCATCGGCAAAAGGTGCGCCTGCCGACGCGCACCTGGCGCGATCTCGACGGCCGCGCGCATGATCGCGCCTTCGTGGTTGCCGGCGCGACGAAGGATGCGCTTCTGGCGGACCTGCACGGGGCGGTCGACGCGGCGATCGCCGAGGGCATCACGCCGGCGGAATTCCGCGATCGTTTTGAAGCGATCGTCGCCAAACATGGCTGGACGGGCTGGACCGGCGAGGACACCGCGGCCGGCCGGGCATGGCGCGCCCGTGTGATCTACGAGACCAATCTACGCACCGCCTATGCTGCCGGCCGCTATGCGCAGATGACGCACCCCGACCTGCTGAAGGTCCGGCCGTATTGGCAGTATCGCCATGGCGAGACCCGTACGCCGCGCAGCCCGCGTCAGCAGCACCTCGCCTGGCACGGCAAGGTTTGGCGTGCCGACGATCCGATCTGGCAGCGCATCTACCCTCCGAATGGCTGGTTCTGCTCCTGCGGTGTCCGGCCACTCTCCCGCCGCGATCTGACGCGCATGGACATCGCCGAGCCGGAGGCGGCGCCGCCTCTACCCACGCGCAAGGTGCGCGATCCCGCGACCGGCGACATGGTCGATGTCCCGGAAGGCGTCGGCTTTGGCTGGGATCACGCGCCCGGCCGCGACTGGTCCGAGGGACTTGTGCCGCGCGAGCTGCAGCAACCGCTCGACATATTGCCGGCCGGTGCGGAGCGTATGACGCCGCTCGACCTTCCTCCGCTGCCACCTCCCCGTCCCTTCGTTGTGCCGGAGTTGCCGACTGGTCTGCGAGATCAGGACTATGTGCGCGAGTTTCTTTCGGCCTTCGGCGCGGACATCGGCGCCCCGGTGGCATGGCGCGATCCGGCCGGCCATGTGGTTGCAATATCCGAGAGCTTGTTCCGGGACGCGGCGGGTGAGTGGAAGGTCAAGAAGGCCGGCCGCGAAACGCACCTCGCGCAACTCGCCGAAACGCTGACCGATCCCGACGAGATCTGGGTGTCCTGGGCGCGCCGCCTCGATGGCGGCGTGCAGCTCGTGCGCTCCTATCTCCGCCGCGCCGCAGGCGGTGGTGGTTTCAGCGCGTTTCACTGGACGTTGTCAGGCTGGCAGGGCGCCACAGTCTTTCCGCCGGCGCGTGCGTCTTATCTCGACAATCAGAGACGCGGCGCGCTGCTGTGGCGCCGCAGCGAGAGCGGGGCCGCCGCTCCGGCCCGCTCGGATCCATGACCCACTGAGCAGGATAGCGGCCCGCTGCAGCCATGAACCAATCCAGGGGAATATAGGCCATGCTCGGCGAAATCAAAATAGCGCTCGACGATGAGTCCGCCAAACGCGCGGCCAGCGTCCTCGGCCAGCTCGCGGATCGCACCGAGAACATCGAGGGCGGCCTGCGCAATGTCGGCGAGGCGCTACTGCGCACCCAGGACGAGCGGTTCGATACTGAATCCGATCCGCAGGGGCGCACCTGGGCGCCGCTGTCGCTCTCGACCGTCGTCCAGCGCGGCGGCAGCGGGCACATCCTTCAGGTGACGCGCCGTCTGCGCAGCTCCGGCGCCTATCAGATATCCGGCAACAGTCTGCGCGTCGGCATCAATGCGCCGCCCTACGACGTGGTGCATCAGTTCGGCTCAACGCATGAGATCCGCGCCAAGAACGCCCAGGCGCTGCGTGTGCCGGTGGTCGGCGCCGGCGGCGCGGGGTTCGCCTTCCTGAAGGCGGTCATCGTGACGATCCCCGCCCGACCCATCGTCGGCTTCGGTCCGAAGGACGAGGAGGCCGCCCGCGATGCGGTCGAGGAGTGGCTGGAGGTCGAGGGGATGAGCGATGAGTGAGACCTTTGCGACGATCGCGCAGGAAGGCTCTGGACGCTCCCGAGGCTAGCGAGATAGCCTGACGCGGCGCAAGGGCCGTCAGATAGGCGTCAGAAACGCCGCAAACGGCCATTGCCATCGGGGAGGATCTCCGCCCGCCGCCATCGGCGGCAGTCGCCCGGTGCGCCATGCTCTGGCGGCAGTCCCAGGGACATTGTCCCATCATATCCGTTTGCTGTCGCGGCTAGCGTCGCCAGCATGACGACAGCGACACCGCCTGCCACCCGCACCATCGAGGTTTTTCGACCCGGCACCCATGTCACCATGGGCGGCGAGGCGATCACCTTTTCGGCCGAGGATCTGCGTCGGCTCGCCGCGAACTATGACGCGGACGCCGCGCCGGCGCCCGTGGTGATCGGCCACCCCGCCGCCGATGCGCCGGCCTATGGTTGGGCCCGCTCCTTTTCGTTCGATGACCACGCGCAGCGTCTCACTGCCGAGATTGGTGACATCGTGCCCGCCTTCGCCGACGCGGTGCAGGCCAAGCGTTACCGCAAGGTCTCGCTCGCCTTCTTCCGCCCTGCCGAGCCGGCGAATCCGCAGCCCGGCACCTGGTATCCGCGCCACGTGGGGTTCCTCGGCGCGGCGGCCCCGGCCGTCACGGGGCTCAAGACCGTCTCGTTCGCTGCGGGTGACGTCGTTACCGTCGAATTCGCGGCGGGCACGCGCGAGGCCGCCGGTCTGTTCCGGCGGATGCGGGAATTCCTGATCGAGAAGTTCAGCCTGGAAGACGCTGACCGCGTGCTGCCGGATTACGAAATCCGCTGGCTCGACGAGGCCGCCCGCGAGCCGGAACGGGTCCCGGCCCCGACCTATGCCGCCCCCAATCCCGAGGATCCGACCATGACCAACCCCGCCCCGGCGCCCGCGCCGGTCGATTTCGCCGCGCGCGAGGCCGAGCTTTCCGCCCGCGAGAAGGCGCTTGCCGACGCAGAGCGACAGGCCACCCACGGCGCCAACGTCGCCTTTGCCGCCGAGCTGGCGCAGGCCGGCCGCGTGCTGCCGGCCCACCAGGATCGGCTTGTCGTCGTGCTGGATACGCTGGCCGGCGGCAGCAACGCACCCGTGGCCTTCGCGGCCGGTGAGGCTGCAATCGCTCCGGTAGATGCGCTGAAGGTGCTCCTGCGCGAGCTGCCGAAGGTCGTGCCCCTCGGCGGCATGCTTCCCAGCGACGCTCCCCAGGATGTTCCCTCCTTCGCGGCGCCATCCGACGGCCGCCTGTCCGTCGATGCCGACCGTCTCGGTGCGCACGCAAAGGCCCTCGCCTATCAGCGCGCCCATCCCGGCACCGGCTATCTCGACGCGGTGCGCGCCGTCGATCCCAACATCTGACCGGAGATCCTCACATGCCGCCGCACATGGGAAGCATCGAGACGCTCAAGGATACTGCCGTCCTCACCGGCACGGTAGCCGAGCGCCGCTTCATCACGCTCGCCAACGCCCAGGCCGGGCTCGATGGTGTCGTCAAAGGTATCTCCGCCATGGCCGGCGTTGCCGGCGACGCCATCCCGTACGTCGCTGTCGGAATCGTCGACATGATCGCTGGCGCCGAGATCGCCGCCCCCGGCCTCGTGGTGTCGGACGCCAATGGCCAGCCGATCGCCAAGGCGGCCAACGTCAATGTTGCTGGCCTCGCGCTGAACGCCGCCCCCATCGGGGGTCGCGTCCGCATCCTCATCCGCTGATCCACATCGCCGGCCCGACGCCGCGCTCTCCCGGAGACTTCCCATGTCCGCCATGAATAGCCGTCAGGCGCAGGTGATCGACCCTATCCTGACGACGCAAGCGCGCGGCTACACCAATGCCGAGTTTATCGCTCATCGCGTCCTGCCTTTCTCCGACATCCCGAACCGGTCGATGAGGGCGATCAAGTTCGGGAAGGAGAGCTTCCGCCGCTATAACACCCGCCGCGCGCCGGGCGCCGAAACTCAGCGCGTGCAGTTCGGCTACGCGGCCGATCCGGTGTCCATGAAGCAGGAGGCGCTTGAGGCGCTCGTGCCGGACGAGATCCGCGCCGACGCCAGTGGTGTGCCGGGTATCGATCTGGCCAGCATTTCCATCAATGCGGTCCAGGACATCATCGGGCTCGGCCGAGAGGCCGATACGGCGGCTCTCGTGCTGAACGCCGCGAACTACGACAACAACCACAAGCTCGCGCTGGCCGGCACCGACAAGTGGACGGACCCGGACAGCGATCCCGGCGCTGCGATCCGCGCGGCCCGTGAGAATATTCGCCGTTCGATCGGCCGATATCCGACCGTTCTTTCCATCGGCGCCGATGTGTTCGGCGGGCTGACGGCCCATCCCAAAGTCAAGGAGCAGTTCAAGTACACCAGCTCGGAGTCCGTCACTGCTGCCATGTTGGCCCGCTATTTCGACCTGGAAGAGGTCATCGTCGGCAAAGCGGTGGTGCTGTCCGACACCGCTGCCGACACCGACCTCGCCGACGATGTCTGGGGTCACGACGCGCTCCTGTTCTATCGCGCGCCGGCTGGTTCCAATTTCATGATCCCTGCCTTCGGCTACACCTATCGGCTGTCGGGCTATCCGCTGGTCGAGCAGCCCTACTACGAACGGAGCCGCAAGAGCTGGATCTATCCGATCACGGAGGAGTTCCAGCCCCAGCTCACCGGGTCCGAAGGTGGTTTCCTGTTCAAGGGCGCTGCGTGATGGCGAAGCGCGCGACGCCCGTGAAGGCGGCCGGAAAGGCGAAGCCGGCCGCCACCAATACCCCCCCGAGCGAAAAGTCCGGGCCGGTGGACGAGACTTTGTCGTCCACCGGCCGGGGCGAGGCCCTGGTCGGGGAAACCTTGGCCCCGCAGCAGGCGCAGGATGCGCCGGGGCAGCAGGCGCAGCCGGCACCCGTCGAGGGAGCCCCGGCGTCGGTCAATCCGGACGGCAGTCATGCTGATGGTGACGGTCCGGTGCGCGACGCGCCGGAAGCCGGTCAGGTGACGGAGGTTGGCTCGGCTGCAGCCGCCTCCGTCACCGCCTCCCATCCCGCCGGCGCGCTCATCGATGAGGCCCGCGTCGCACGCGGCCCGACCGATGACGCGCCCAAGATCCGAGCGCCCGACGAGCCGATCCGGCTGACGTATCCGGTCCTGTCTCCGCTGCGCCGTGACGGCCAGCGCTACAGCCCGGACGATCCCGACACCAACACGATCGAGCTGACCGAGGCCGAGGCGGAAACGCTGATCGCCATCGGCGTACTCGGCGAGACCATCAGTTGAGCGTCAGAACATGACTGCCACCCCGAAATATCTGACGGTGCCGGAGTTCGTCGCCCGCCTGGGCGATGAGGCCGAGCAGCTCGCCGGCACCGGCCTGCGCGATGCGCGGGTGATCGACGAGGCGCGCCTCGCCGACCCGCTCGTGCACGCGGACGGGGTGATCGACGGTTATGTCCGCGCCCGCTACCCCCGCGCCTTCGTGGTGCCCGAGGTGCTCAAGGGCATCGCGCATGACATCGCCCGCTACCGCCTGCGGGCGAAGGGCGGCCAGCAGACCGCGATGACGGACGCCATCAAGGAGCAATATGACGAGGCGATGCGCCAGCTGCGCGACATCGCTTCGGGCAAGCTCACCCTCGATGTCGACGGCGACGGCTCCCAGCCGGAGGTCGGCACCGTCGCCGAGGCCATGGGCGGCTCGATGCCTCCCGACCGCATGAGCGGCGTGTTGGAGGGCTGGCGATGAACATGATCACCGCCATCGAGGACGCGATGCTCGCGGCACTGAAAGACCAGCTGCCGCGCACCATCACGCGCATCGATGTATTTCCGGACGATCCCGAGGCGTTCGACTTCCCCGAGGCCGACACCGCCGCCTGCTTCCTGCGCTACGACCGCTCGACCTATGCCGGCTCCGACAGCGAGCCGCGCCGGGCCTATGCGCCCACACGCGCGCTCACCTACGAGGTCGTCGTCCTGGTGCGCTCACTGCGCGGCGCCGATGGCGGGCGGATCGGCGCCCATGACGCGCTGGAGGCCGTGCGCCTGGCGTTCCAGGGCAGGTCCTTCGCCGGCGGCACCGCGATGGTGCCGGCCGGCGACGAGTTGCAGCAGCAGAAGGGCAGCGTCTGGCGCTGGGCCATGCGCTTCACCTGTCGCATGCCAGCAGTTGCCCGTTCCGTCGCCGATGACGGCGACCGTCCCAACATGTTCACCCGAGCGGAGGCGTCATGAGCCAGCAGAGTTTCATTTGGCGCGGGCCGGCCCAGGCCGTGACGCTCCACGACGCCGCCGGCGCCGTCGCCTGGGAGGGCTCGCTCGTGCCGGGTCGCGAGGCTACGGGTCTGCCACCCGATCACCCGTTCGTCGTCGGCTGGATCGACCAGAAGCTGCTCGTCGCCGCCGATATTGAAGCCGCCGGTGAGACCGGCCAACGCCGCAAGCGCGGCCAGCAGGAGAGCTGATCATGGCCGACAACTACCACCACGGTCCCGAGATCGTCGAACACCTGGAGGGCAATAGCGTTGTCCGCGAGGTCAAGTCGGCCGTTACCTTCGTCGTCGGCACGGCGCCCATCCAGGACATCTATGCCACGGCGGGAGACCGCGCGCAGGCGATCAACAAGCGCATCGTCATCCGCCGTCGCGAGCAGATCGCCGAGTTGCTCGGCCCGCGCAAGGCCGGCTATTCGCTGCCCGAGGCCATCGAGTCGATGTTCAACAAGGTGCAGTCTGGCAAGGGCGGCGGCACCATCGTGGCGGTGAACGTCTTCGATCCGGACACGCACAAAGAAGGCACGATGCCGGATCCGACGAAGGTGACGGCGGCGGATGTAGTCGGCACGTACAGTGCCGGTGGCGTCGCCTCGGGCTTCAAGCTCGCGCGCGGCATGTTCAACACCCTCGGCTATTTTCCGAAGATCCTGGCAGCGCCGCGCTTCACGACGCTCGCCGGCGTGCGCGCCGAAATGGAGGTCCAGGCCAACGACCTCTCGGCCGTCTATATCGCCGATCTTCCGGCCGGCCTCACGGTACAGCAGGCGGTTGAGGCGCGTGGCGCAACTGGCTCGCATAACACCTCGTCGATGCGGGCGATCCTGACCTATCCGCACCTCAAGGCGTACGACCCGGTCATCGATGACGTGGCGGTGCAGCCCTATTCGCAACACCTCGCCGGCATGATGATCGCCAGCGATCTCTCCTACGGCTACCACTACTCGCCGTCCAACCGTCAGATGGGCGACGTGCTCGGCTTGGAGCGCGACCTGGAGTTCATCCCTGGCCGCTATGACAGTGACCAGAATGCGCTGAACGAGGCCGGCATTTTTACCGCGATGAACTATTTCGGCTCCGGCTATCGCACCTGGGGAAACCGCACCGCCGGCTTCCCGACCATGACGACGGCGCACCAGTTCATCCATGTACGCCGCGTGCTCGATATGATCCACGAGGCGGCCCTCTACTACCTCATGGACAAGATCGACCGGCCGGCGACGAAGAACTTCCTCGACGACGTCGAGGAGGATGTCGACGCCTTCCTGCGCAAGAAGGAGGGCGAAGGCGCGCTCTATGGCGGCCGATTCCGCTTCGACCGCACGAAGACCACCTCGCGGGACGCGACGGACGGCCGCTTCTACTACCGGCTCGACTGCATGCCGGTCGGCGTGACCGAGCGCCTGACGGTCGACAGCTATCTCGACATCTCCTTCGCGCAGACCGCCCTCGGCCTGACCTCGTGACCCTCTGACGCGGCGGGCCGGAGCGGCCGCCAGATGGAGTGACTCATGGACCCGATCAAGATCGGCCATATCAGCAATGCCGACCTGTACCTCAACAACAACCGGCTGATCGGCCGGGTGAAGGAGTTCGATCCGGGCGATTTCACGACCAAGGTCATCTCGCACGAAGCGCTGGGCATGATCGGCGTGATTGAGATCCCCGCGCGCGGCATCGAGGCCATCGAAAGCTCGATCACCTTCGACTTCCTCGACCAGGACGTCGAGCGACTGGTGATCAACCCCACGGTGGTGCATCGCTGGGCCATGCACTCCTATATCGACGTGTTCGACGCCAACGGCCTGGTGCGGGAATCCAGTCACCGGCTCATCACCACCGTCGGCGTGCAGTTCGTCGGCCGCTCGTCCTTCGGCCACACGCTGGGTGAGATGCTCAATCACGAGCTGGAGTGCCGGACCCAGACGATCACGCAGAAGGTCAGCACCTCCGACGTGCCGATCATCGAGTACGACCCATTCGCCGGCGTCTACCGCATCAACGGCGAAAACGTCTGGCCGGATTGATCGCCATGGACATCCCCAACGACCAGTCCCTCTCTGACGCTGCTGCCGGCTTCGCCAAGGAGCAGCTCAAATCCTTCATCGAGCGCGTCGAACGCCTGGAGGAGGAGAAGGCAACCATCGCCGAGGACATCAAGGGCGTCTTCGCCGAGGCCAAGGGCACCGGCTTCGACGTCACCGCCCTGCGCGAGATCCTGCGCATCCGCAAGCAGGACGCCGACCAGCGCGCCGAGCACGAGGCCATCGTCGATCTCTATCTCCAGGCGCTGGGGATGGTGGGCTGACCATGCGCGAAGTCGCCACCGTTCATCTGAATGTGCCGATCGCGCAGCCGAATGGCCAGCGCGAGCATCGTGGGTACATCGACCGCCACGACGAGCGCGGCGTGTGGATCAACGATAGGGAGGACGGACGCGGCGCCTGCACATTCTATCCCGTCGACCGCATCGCGCGGATCGACTTCAACACTGGCTGGCGCTGAGCCCGGCCAATAAGGAGCCGCCCATGTCCTTCCCTACCCGTTTGCACACCCTTTCCCGCTCCAAGGTCGTCGTCACCATCCCGGCCGACTGGCATGTCTCCGATACGCAGGCCAGCCAGCGCTACGGCAAGGGCGATGTCGTGAAGACCCAGGCGGCGCTGCTTCAGCGCGTATGCCTGTTCAACGGCGAGAAATGGCCGATCGACGACATCCAGACGAAGATCACCGGCAAGGACTACACCGAACTGCTCGGCGAACTGTACAGCGATGAGGAAGCCGAGGGCGCCGAGGGAAACGGCTGATCCCGCACGAGCGGGACATCCACTTCCTGGTTGGGCGGGGCTGGCCTCCGGCTGACCTCATGGCGATGACGCCGGGCGAATTCGACGCGACGCTCCAGACGGCGATCGCGATCGTCAAGGACGAGGGGAAGGCCGCGAAGGATGCGGCCCGCGCCAGCAAAACCCGGCGGTAGCCTGACAAGGAGGAGCTGACCCATGCGCGTCTCACTGCTCCTCGAAGCGCAGGACAAGGCCAGCCGCGCCATCCGCGCGGCACAGAAGTCCGTTGCAGGGTTTAACCAGGCGGCGGTTGCTGGCGCGGAGAAGGCGGCGAAGGCAACAGCGAAAGCCGCCGCAGCTCAGGAAAAGGTCGAAAGGGCGGCGCGAGCGGCCGGCAAGGCCGCTGCTGCGGGCGCGTCGGCGGGGCTCGCAGCACAATCCCGCCAGGAGCGCATTCTCGCCCGCGTCGGTCGCGCGCAGGAGTTGATGGCACGCGGCGCGCGGCGTGCGGGCGAAATGTCGCGATCTGCGGCCGCTCTGGCGGAGCGGGGGTGGCAGAGGGCGCTCACAGCAATCACCAATTACGCACGGCGCCAGGGCGAGCTGATCGTCAAGGGTGGCGGCATGATGGGTGCCGGCGCTGCCAAGGCGTGGGAGGGAGCGAAAGGCGCCGGCCGCGTTGCCGCCGGCGTCGCCACCGGGGCAGGAGTGCTCGGCGTCGCGGGCGGGTTGCTGATGAACCAGCTCGTCACACCGGCGGCCGAATTCGAGCGATACAGCGCCGTTCTGGAAACGATCGAGGGGTCGGCCGCCGGCGCGTCCAAGTCGATGGACTGGATCAGCGCCTTCGCGACAAAGACGCCCTACGATCTGAGCGGCGTCACCGAAGCCTTCGTGAAGATGCGAGCCTATGGGCTGCAGCCCATGAACGGTTCGCTCAGGACGCTCGGCGATACGGCGGCAGCGATGGATAAGCCGCTGATCCAGGCGGTCGAGGCCATTGCGGATGCGGTGACCGGGGAGAACGAGCGCCTGAAGGAGTTCGGCGTCAAGGCGAGCGCCAAAGGCAAGTACTTCGAGTATGCATTCACCGACAAGAACCGTCAGCAGCGCGTAGTCAAGGCGCTGGCCAGCGACCGGGCAGCCATCGAGAAGGCGCTGCTCTGGATCTTTGACAACAAATACGCCGGGGCCATGGACCGACTGTCCCAGACATGGGGCGGCATGACCTCAAATCTCGGCGATGTTTGGCAGCGCGTCTCCCTCATGATCATGGACGCCGGTCTGTTCGACTGGATGAAGGGACGGCTGGGCGATGTTCTTGGCGCGGTCGACCGGATGGCGGCCGATGGTTCGCTCCAGGCGTGGGCGAAGGACATCTCCACTACGCTCATCGCCACGCTTTCCAAGGGGTGGGAAGTGGCCAAAGGGTTGGCTGCTGCCGTTGGAACGGTTGCCCAGGGCGCGGAGCGGGTGGCGTCCGCCATCGGCGGCTGGGAGAACTTCTCCTACCTGCTGATCGCCGCGGCCTTTGCCCAGCCGATTTACTACCTGGCCAGCGGCCTGTTCCTCATGGCGCGTGGCGCATGGGTGGCGAGCTTCGCACTTCTCCGGGTGCTCGCGATCCTCTCCGTTTCCACGACCATGTGGGCGTTCTCAGCCGCGACACGCGCCGCCGCCGGCGCTGTCATGCTGCTCGGCCGCTCGCTGATTTTCCTCGGCGTCGGCTCCATTCGCGGCGCCATCCTCGGCATCGCCCTTCTCGCGCGCGGCCTGGTCGGCCTGCCGGGGCTGCTGATCCGCGCCGCCCTTGCCACCAAGGCACTGGCACTCGCCTCGCTACGCCTGCCGAGCCTGTTGCTCGGCGCGGCGCGCGGTATCGCAGCCATGGCGATGGCAGGGCTGCGCAGCCTGCCGGCTTTGCTGGCGGGCATGGCGCGCGGCGTGCTGGTTCTGGCCGGCGCCGGGCTCAGGGCACTGCCGGGGCTGTTGCTGGCGGCAGCGCGGGGCATGGCGGTGTTCGGTGCGTCGATGATGGCGACGCCCGTCGGCTGGATCGTCGCCGGCGTCGCCGCCATAGCGGCGGCCGCCTATCTCATCTACCAGAACTGGGACAGCATCGGGCCCTGGCTCGCGGAGAAGTGGGCGCAGGTCAAACAAGTTTTCGCCGACGCATGGAATGCGCTGGCCGGCTTCGATTGGTCCTCGCTCTTGCCCGATTGGTCCTCGTGGCTGCCGGACTGGAGCTGGTCGAGCATCATTCCGGCGATCACCTTGCCGTCCTTCGATTGGTCGAGCCTGCTGCCGGACTGGAACTGGTCGAGCATCATTCCGTCCCTTCCGGACTTTTCCTCGTGGTTCGGGGGCGGCGCCAGCGCTCCAGTTGCCGCCGGCGCCGTGGGCGGCGCTCAGGATATGCAGCAGCTGGCGGCCCAGGCCGAGGCCGCTCAGCGGCTGATCGCGGGCATAGCCCCGGCGGCGCAGGCGGCGGTGCAGGCCGCCTCGTCCGTGCTCTCCGGCGCGAGCTTCCACAGTCACGGCGTCGCTCTGATGGCGACGCTGGCGGCCGGCATCCGCGCCGGTGCCGGCGCTGCTGTGAGCGCCGTCCAGGGCGTCACGCAGCAGATGCGTGACTATCTCCCGCACTCGCCAGCCAAGGTCGGCCCGCTGTCGGATCTGGACCGCGTGCGGTTTTCCGAGACACTGGCCTCGGCAATCCGGCCGGGACCGGCGGTAACGGCGGCGCGATCGGTCGCCGCCGGCATGCGCGGCGCGCTTTCCGATATGGCGCCCCGCTCGGCCGGCCTACCGATCGGCATGGCGGGTGCCGGCGCGGGCGGCTCGGGCGGCGCGGCAACCGTACAGGTGAGCTACGCGCCGTCGATCGCCATTCCGGCCGGCACGCCCGCGCAGCAGTCGCAGTCCTTTGCCCAGCAGCTTCGGGACCATGCCGACGAGCTGGCGCGCCTGGTGGACGAAGCGCTGCGCCGCCGCCAGCGCAAGGAGTACTGACATGCGGATCTGGCTCGGCGATATCGAAATCGGCGTGGGGACGGGGCGTGGCGCGCTCACCGGCCCGACCGCACTTTCCGAAGAATATGCCAATTCCTACGCTCGCCACGACGTGCTGCGCGGCAAGCCCGTGCTCCAGTATATCGGCCAGGAGCTGGACACGCGCGAGTTCACCTTCTTCTTCGACGAGGGCTTCTGCTCGCCGGAGGCGCAATGGGCGCTGTTGTTCGCGGCCTATTCCGCGCAGACGGCCCTGCCGCTGATCGCGGGCGGACCTTTCAACGGCCGCCACTTCGTCGTCGAGAAGCTCGGCCGCACGGTGTTGAAAACCTCGCGATCGGGCGGGCGCGTCGTGCGGCTGGACTCGACCATGTCGCTGCTGGAGGCGCCGATCCCGGATCTGCTCTCCGCCGGCCTGTCCAGCGCGGTACGCACCGCCTCGGCGCTTGGCTCCGTGGCGGGCAAGGCATTGGCGCGGCGATGAGCGAGCATCTTCTTCATCGCACGACGGCCGGCGAGCGATGGGACCTCCTGGCCTTTCGCTACTATGGCGATGTCGCGCGCCAGGGCGAGCTGATTGCAGCCAATCGCGATCTGTTCCTACAGGATTTGCGCATCCCGGCCATCCTGCCGGCCGGGCTCGTTCTGCAGATCCCCATTCGCGAGCAGACCAGCACGACCGTCACCACGCGTCCACCCTGGAAAAGGTGAGCCATGGCACCGCGCGCACCTTCCTTCAAGCTGACCTACGAGGGCCGGGATATCACCGCCGAGTTCTCTCAGTGGCCGACCGATATCACCTACACCGACCACCATCACGGCCAGGCTGACGAGGTGTCTGTCACGGTGCATAATTCCAACGGCGCATGGCTCGATATCTGGGAGCCGCAGGATGGCGACGTCTTTACGCTCGACTATGGCTATGAGGACGCGCCGCTGGAGCCGGCCGGCGAGTTCACGGTCGACGAGAGTGGCGCCGATGGTGACGCCAATGGCGACACGGTCGACTTCAAGGGGCTGTCGGCGCCCAAAACCAAGGAACTGCGCACCGAGAAGCACAAGGCTTATGAGAAGCAGTCACTCTCGGAAATCGTCGGCAAGATCGCGGACGAGCACGGATTCCAGCTCGAAGGCGAGATCGAGGATCTCGACTATGAGCGCATCACCCAGAACGGCGAGCGCGACCTCGCCTTCCTGAAGCGGTTGGCGGAGGAGACGGGCCATTTCTTCACGGTGAAAGGGCAGAAGCTCGTCTTCACCTCCCGCAATGCCCTTCGCTCGGCCGAGCCGGTGCGCACCTTCGATCGAGTGGCCGATTTTCGCCAGACATTGACGCGCTACACCCTGCGCAACGCGGACCACGTCGCGGCGACCAAGGCAGAAGTGCGCTACCTGCACCCACGCCGCAAGAAGGTGATCAAGGGTGACGCCTCCTCGGCCGAGGACCTGGGGTTGGCGACCAACTCCGGCGACGTCGTGAAGCTGGACGTGCGTGTCGAGTCCGAGGAGCAGGCCGAGCGGCTGGCCAAATCCAAGCTCGACCAGAAGAACAGCCCGAAATATTCCGGCACACTCGACATGGTCGGAGATCCGACCATCGTCGCCGGAGTAGTCATTGGCCTGACCTCCTTCGGCGCCAAGTCCGGCACGTACCTCGTCACCAAGTCGACCCATGCCATGCGCCGATCCGGCTACACGACATCGATCGATATCGAGGGCCTGACCGACAAGCAGGCGTCGGACGGCAAGGCTGCAAGCTCCTCCTCCAAGACGAAGAAGAGCGGGGCTTCGGCGTCCGGCGCGGCCGGCAGCGGTACGGGAAACCCAGCCAGCCTCGGTGTCATGGGCGCCGATGGCGTCATCCGGCCGGAGTAGACAATGTACCGGCGGGGCAAGATCGTAGAGCTAGACGAGAAGAATGCCAGGGCGCGGGTGGAGTTTTCCGACCGGGACGAGGTCGTGAGCTGGTGGCTCAATGTGAACCAGCCGGCGGCCACGGGAGGTAAAAACCGGGTTTATGCAATGCCGGATCTCGACGCACAGGTGAACTGCCTTGTCGATGAGAAGGGTGAAGACGGAACCATCCTTGGCGCATGCTATTCCGACGTCGATCGACCGCCGATCGAGGATGCGAAGCACATGCATGCGGCCCTAGAGGGTGGCCTAGTTTTCGACTATGACCGGGGGAGCGGCAAGCTCAGCATCAGCGCCCCAGGCGGGATCATACTGAATACGGGATCGTCGACCATCGAGCTGAAGCCGGGCGAGGTCGTCATCGCGGCAGGCCAGCTCAAGGGAGTGAAGGCCTGATGCCAGGGATTGCGGTCAAGGGCCTCGACAGCGCCGGCGGCCTGCAATTGGCTGGCGGGCAGGACTGGGTCACCGTCGAGGGGCAGCTTGTTGTCGTGCTGGGCGACCCGGTGGAGCCGCATGGGTTCCCGCCGCACGCCCCGACGCCGACCATGGCTGAGGGCTCCGACTGGTTCTCGATCGACGGCACGCCCGTGTGCCGAGCCGGCCATCGCGCCACCTGCGGGCATGCTTCTACCGGCAGGGGCTGGTTCCTGATCGACGAGTAAGCTGGGACATTGTCCCATCAGATGATCGCGCGCGCACGGATAGCGTCGCGCCATGCTGGACCGCTCCACCATCCGCCATGTGCATTGGCAGCTCGCGCTCGATCAGGCCGAGCCTGCGGGGGGTGGCATCGTCACGGGCTACGACGACATCGAACAGGAGATGATCACCATCATCCTGACACCTATTGGGAGCGTGCCATGTAACCCGCTCAAAGGCTGCGACCTGCTGCCCTATATCGACCGGCCGCCGGCGGAGGCGCTGCCCCTGATTTCCCGCAATATCTGGCTGGCCATCGCCACCTGGGTGACGCGGATCGAGGTGCAGCCCGTCGAGACGCGGGCCATCGCCTTCGAACATTTCGGCATCACCGTGCCGTGGCGCGTGAAAGGCGATGTCGCCGCCGAGATCCGGCGTACTGAGCTGAGCCTCTCCCAGTTGAACGGGCGACTGACCGGGGCGCTGCTATGAGTCTCGACCCCGGCTTTGTCTACGACCTGGACGCGCTCATCGCCGCCGGTGAGCCGCAGTTCTTTTCGGCCGACCCGCTCCACTACAAGCGCCTTCTGGTCTCGAAGGCCGAAGCGCTCATGGGCCGGACCCTCTACGAGGGGCAGGTCGAGATGTACATGATCGAGGTGATGGCCTACGCGCTCCAGGTACGCGGGGCCGAGCAGCAGATGGCGGTCATCCAGCGCCTGCTGCCCTTCGCACGCGGTCGCTTTCTCGACCTGCTCGGCGCACGGCTCAAGACCTATCGGCTGGCAGCCTCCAAGGCGCGGATTTCCGTCCGCTTCAGCCTCACCGCTCCGCGCCCGTCGACCACCATCATTCCCGCCGGTAGCCGTGTCAGAAGCGACGGCATCGGCGGGTTGTTTCTGACGGATGCCGACCTCCTGATCTCCCCTGGCACGCTTTATGGCGATGTCAGCGCGACCGCCTCGGTTGCGGGCGTCGCGGGCAATGGCGTGCAGGCGTCAGTAGCGCTCGCGATGCTCGACCCGGTTGCCGGTGTTGAGGCGGCGACAGCGCTGACCCTCTCCGATGGTGGCGCTGACGAGGAAAAGGATGATCCCTTGCGCGCCCGCATCGCCGGGGCCTGGGAGCGGATTTCGCGAGGCGGGCCGCGCGCCGGCTATCGTCAATTGGCGCTCGGCGCCCATCCCGACATTCTCGATGTCGCGGTGATCCGGCCGCAGCCCTGCGACATCGACATCTACGTGCTGACCGAGGCGCTGCCCCTGCCGTCCGCCGTCGCCGCTGCTGTGCTGGCCGCGTGTGACCCGATGGAAGGACGCCCCGAAGGCGACGAGGTGACGGTCTATCCCGCGACGGCCGTACTGTTTGCACCGACCCTCCGGCTGTGGATCGACGGCGATACGGCGGCGCGGTCGGCACAGGCTGAGGGCGTCGCGCGCGGCGTGTTCTCCGTCTGGCGCCGCACGCTGGCGCCGCGTGTCTCGACCGCCGCGATCACCTCGCCCGTCAAGCAGATCCCCGGCATCGTCGAGGCCGAGATCGAGGGTTACAGCTACAGCGCACTCGCCGAGGATGAGTTTGCCGTTCTGACCTCCCTCGCCGTCGTGGCCGAGGTGGCGTGATGACGGAGCGCACCTCGATCCTCCAACTCATCCCGCCGCCCATGGCGCGGGATGCTCGTGTGCGCGCGCTGCTGCTCGCCTTCGAGGCGGCGCTCGACGAGATGGACGCACCGGACCTGATGCTCCTCGATCCGGCGACTGTGCGGGAGGAGGCGCTGCCGAGCCTCTCCTACGAGCACAGCCTGGACGAGTTCGTCGGGCCGGGCCTCCCGCCGCCGGTCGTCCGCACGATGATCGAGCGCGCCTGGGATCTCCACGAGCCGAAGGGTTACGGCGTCGGCATCGTCGGCGGCATCGAGATGCTCGGCTATCGCGCCGAGCTGATCCAGTGGTGGCAGACCAGCCCGCAAGGGATTCGCGGCACCCACGAGATCGAGGTGCCGGTGGATGAGCCCATCTGGCCGGATCGCCCGCTCGACGGCGTCGAGGAGGTGCGGGCCATCTGGCGGATGATCCACGCGATGCAGCGCTGGAGCCAGGACCACGGCCTGCGGATCGTATCGGAGGCAGAGGTCGCCCGCCCGATCGGCATCGGCGTGCTCACTGCCGCTCACATCCAGATCGAACCCTATGCCGAGACCGTGCCGGAGATTCCGGCACCCGTCTTTGCCGGTGTCGGCCTCGTCATCGGATCCCTGCTGCAAATCGAACCGGAGGGCTACGCATGAGCCAGCTCTATTACGGCCTGGTCACGGCGATCGGCCTCGCCAAGCTCGCTGCCAGCGCTGCTGGCGGGCCGTCGCTCACCCTTTCTACCATGGCCTTTGGCGATGGCGGCGGCGCGGAGACCGCGCCGACCTCGGCCGCCACCGGGTTGGTCAATGAGCGCTACCGCGCCATGCTGGTCGAAAAATACCCGCACCCGACGAACCCGAGTATCCTCTATGTTGAGGGCATCATTCCGCCCGGCGTCGGCGGCTGGACCATGCGCGAGGCCGGCATTTATGACGCGGCTGGCGACCTGATCGTCATCGCCAAGACGCCGACGATCAATGTGGCGCTGATCAGCGAGGGGGCATCCACCGAGGGCGTCGTGCGCCTGCCGATCGTGTTCGACTCGGCCTCGTCCGTACAGATCCTCGTCGATCCCACCGTGCTGCTGGCAACGCAGGGCTGGGTGCTCGACCGCGTGTTGACGCGGCCCTTCATCACCGTCGACAGCGCCACGGTAACGGCACCTCCCGCCAATCCGGCGGCGCATGCGTTGTATCTCGTGCCGGCCGGCGCGACCGGCGCCTGGGCCAGCCAGGAGCACAAGCTCGCCTATTACCTCGGCGGGTGGCACTACTATGCTGCACCTGTCGCCAAGCACGTTGCCGCCAGCGATACCGGCAAACTCTACCGCCGCCTGGCCGGCGGCTGGGAAGCACTGTGGGTTGAATCCGAAGTTCGCGCCGTCTTGTCGAAGGCGGGTTTCATAGTTCCACCCGGTGCCAACCTGCCGCTTCTGAAAGCCATCCGCTCCCTCCGGCTCAACGCCGCGCCGGCGGGTGGCACGGCAAACGCGCTCGCGGTCGCGCTCGATCCGGCTCCGACGAGCTACGACGATCTCAAGGTGCTGTGGATCATCCCGTCGGCCAACAACGGCGGCGGAGCTATGACGATCAACATCAACGGCCTCGGCGCCGTGCCGGTGACGGTCGCGGGCGCTAAACCGCCAGCCGGCGCGCTGCTTGTCGGTGTCCCCGCGATGCTCGTACGGGATGCGACGGGGTATTCTATCGCTGGCGCGCCGACCACGGGTGCGCTGATCAACACCCGGACGTTTGCGACCCCTGGCGCGGCCAGTTACATCCCAACTGCTGGGACGCAGCGCGTCAGGGTCTACTGCACCGCCGGCGGCGGTAGCGGTGGCGGTTGTCCGTTGACCGCCGGCACCAGCAACTTCGGCGGGGCCGGCGGCGGCGGCGCTGGTGAGACACGGACGATCGATGTCAGTGTCGCCAATCTGCCGGCGACGCCGATCCCCCTAATCGTCGGGGCCGGCGCGCCCGGTGTCGACGGTGATAACGGGCTAACCGGCGGCACATCGTCGTTCGGCTCGATCTGTACGGCGATTGGAGGGTTTGGGGGCTCGATCGGCGCACAGGCCTCGTCCGCGCACACCCAGCATGGCGCGCGGGGCGGCGTTGGAGGCAGCGGCGGTGTCGGCATCCCCGGTGGTGCCGGGGATCCGGCCATCAATATGTTTAACAGCAATTTTGTCTCCGGCGCGGGCGGGCGATCGTACTACGGAGCGGGCGGAAACAACCTTGTGACCACATCTGGTCACGGCTTTGCCGCCCAGGTGTACGGCGCTGGTGGCGGCGGCGCCGCTGCGGCAAATGGTACGGCACTCACGCGCACCGGCGGCGCTGGCGGCGGCGGGGTCATCGTTATCGAGGAGTACGCCTGATGCGCTATGCTCGTCTGCAAGACAACGCCGTCGCCGAGATCATCGATCTGCCCGCCGGCCTCGCCATCGCGGACGCCTTTCACCCGGACGTCGCCTCGACCATGATCGAGGCGCCTGACCCGGCCGTGACAGTTGGATGGCTCTGGGATGGTGAGGCGCTCTCGCCGCCGACCACCGACCATGCAGAGCATCAGCGTGCCATGATCGCGGCCGTCGATGCACGACGTGACGGGATCCTCGCGGGCGGCTACCCGACAGCCGGCCTGCACATCTCGCTCAGCAATGCCAGTCGCGCCGACATGACCGCTATGGCGGCGACAGCTCTGGCCGCCATCGGCGGCGCCATCCCGTGGCCGGATTCCTACGCCCTCGGGTGGATCGCCATGGAAAACGAGCGGCTGGCGCTGGCGACACCGGTCGAGGGACTGACCCTGGCAGGGCTGGTCGGCGACTACTATGCCCGCACCGTGCAGCATGCCCGCACGCTCAAGGACGCGGTGCTGGCGGCGCCGGACGAGGCCGCGCTCGACGCGATCGACATCAGCGCTGGCTGGCCAACAGTCGGGTGACGGGGTCCGGGGGTTACCCGGCGCGGGTCGAGTTTGGCGACACAGCCCGCGAGCGGCCCAAAAGCATAACCGCCACCCCGCCCCGTGCTCTGGCGAGCAAGGCCGGGGTGCCTGATTCGATCAGGGAAGGCTATGCAGGAAAATCGTTGCGGATGCGGGGCACTGCTGTTCCGCTCCGCCGCCGGCGCCATCGCCGGCCAAGTTGATATCAAGTGCCGCCGGTGCGGCACGGTGAATTCCATCAGGCCCATCGAGGCCCGCCAACACGAACGCCGCGAGCGTCTTTCAGGAGAAGACGCATGCGGTTTCAGGCCGAAACGATAGGCGACGCCACCCTCTACCTCGGCGATGCGCTGGAGATCCTCCCGACGCTCGATCGCCGGTTCGCCATGGTGCTCGCGGATCCGCCCTACTGCTCCGGCGGGACCACAGCGTCCGAGCGGACTAAAGCCACCAGTGCCAAGTACCAGTCGCAGGAGCACCGTGGGCTCTACCCCGAATTCGCCGGCGACACCCGCGATCAGCGCTCCTTCCTCGCCTGGTCGACGCTATGGCTCGGGCGGGCTCGCGCCGTCGCGCTTCCCGGTGCGATCTGTGCCGTGTTCTCAGACTGGCGTCAGCTCCCCGTCACCAGCGACGCCCTGCAGGCGGCGGGTTGGATCTGGCGCGGCATCGTCCCCTGGGACAAGACCGAAGCGAGCCGGCCGCAGCAGGGCCGGTATCGCATCCAGGCCGAGTATGTCGTGTGGGGGACCAACGGGCCTCGGTCGCTCGCGGGCAGCACGGCGCCGGGCGTCTTCCGCATGCCGAAGCCGCATCGAAAGCACCACATCGCCGGGAAGCCTGTGGAGCTGATGGGGGGGCTCATGTCGGTGGTGGACGGGCCGGTGCTCGATCCGTTCATGGGGTCCGGCACGGTCGGCCTCGCCTGCGCGGCGCGTGGTCTCCCCTATGTCGGTATCGAGGTGGAGGCGGCATACTTCGAAATAGCGCAACGGCGTATCCGTTGCCCTCTAACGACGGAGGCCGGCCAATGAAGGGAACAGATCGCAAGCGTTTGGTAGCACGGATGCAGATCGGAACGGCATTGCATCTGTTCCTGAATGACATGAACCCTGTCTCTGTCCACGTGCTCGCATGTGCAGGGTGCGAAATTCTGGGCGGTCTAGCGAAAACCGATTGCGTACCAAGCCTGCTCAATGTGTTGCTTGATGGTCAGCAACAGCTCTCGGAGGCGGAGCTCGTTCGCAGCCGGGTTGTCTTTTACAATGCGATGAAGCATCACAATGATAAGCGAGGGCAGCCTCGAGATGATGAACGGTTATTGGAGAGCTTCTCCGACGAAGCCAACGATGGCGTGCTTTTCGAGGCATGGTTCAATTACGGTCAAGTTGCCACCCAGATGCCCGTGGAGGCACAGGTCTTCACTATGTGGATCATGGCTCTCAGCGGGGGGCTTGATGGCCGCGAGCGAGCAATCTGCGATCATCTTTTCCCAGGCTTGAAAATTGCCTCACGCCGGGAGCAGAAACAGCAGATGCGCCTCCTCATCGAGGATGTCCACAAACAGGGTTGGGTTTCCAACGATCCGCGGACGGAGGCCGGTTCGCTACTTATGCCGCTCAGCGCCTTCGATGAGCTTCAATCTAGATCATCCGGCGTGAGGCCATAA